TGACCACCACTAAATACTCTGGCTTTCATGTCTTCCCACTCTTTTTGACCTTTATCTTTATTTGTTTCCCCGTCTAAATCCACACCCTGAATTGCTGCAAGAAATTTCTTTTCTTGATAATCTAAATCTCTAATTGATCCAATGGTTGCCACTAGTTCAGGCATTGATAGGTTTGCCTCTAGTTCTTGATAGTCTTTCCATATACCCAGCAAAAATATTTCAGACTCTAACTTTGCTAAATCTAATTCATCCCAACCGCTACCCATAGTGTCTTGTTTTAGTGCTTGTTCTTTTACTGGCTCATCTACTTCTCCGTTGACACTAATACCGCCACCAATATTAATTATTTTATAGATAGTGGGTAGATCAACATTATCTTCAAGGTCTTCAATTGTCTTTGCAATTTCTGGCTTATACTGTTGCATAGCAATTCTTGCACATTCTGACAAATAAGATATTGATTCAATATCATTTTTTGATTCTTTAATTAAATGGAATGCCTCCATAAACTCTCTAAGATATTTAATCTTGAGAGGATAAATTTCTATTCTTTCGCCATCTATTAATGTAATAGTATCTGACTTATATATTTTTGTTGCCATCTTATCAATTTTACCACAAACAAAAAGCCCACCCCCAATTAAGGGAGTGGGCCAATTGTCAGTTTATATTAAATTGATTCTGATGCCCAAGTACGGTCAACGATCTTACCGTATGATCCAGAAGCGTCTTCTGGTAGTAGACGGAATGAAACTTCAAACATTGAAGCCTCATCACGCTTTGCTGATACTGTTACATTTTCAATAGACAAAGCACGGTATGCTACGTAAACTCTCTCAATGTATGGAGAATCTGCACAGTCACCTGTTCCTGGTCCAACTGCAACAATTGCACGTTCTACTGGACATTCACCAATGTCACCTGCAGAAAGATTTAATGTTCTTCCTGCTGATGTTGTCTTAGTTCCAGATAGATCGTCTGAGTTTGCTGCCAATGCGAGAAGCAAGTTCTCTAGTGTAGCCTCAGCGAAAGCAGTTGCAAGATTAACCTGCATACCCTGCTTGTAAAGTTTAGCAACGTCAAGAATCTGGTCTACCTGGACTTCACCGAAGTCTGGTTGGAACTGCATTTCAAGACCGTTCATAGTATAACCTACGTTTGTGTAATCAGCGTCATCAGCCAAAGTTTCCTTGAATGATTCGCCATTTACAAATGGAGTATTTGCCGTCAATGATGACGGGGTTAGTGTTGTATCTGCAACGAAAAGTGCTGCTGCACCAACGATAATGTTGGTAGATGTTCCACGACTATATGCCATTTATTCACCTCTTCCTTAAAATAGATATTAAGTTTTTTTGGCGTTTTTTGTTTCCTCAGCCATAATTATAACATTGTTTTATATGATTATTTTATTTGCATCAGAGAGTCTTGCCTCTGGTACCCAGTCATGGTTTGTAAGGTCTTGGTCTTGATGATACTCAAAGTCAATAATAATCTTGTTACCACCATAGGTACGGGCTGTACCAAAGTCAATAATATCTCTGGTTTCTTCTAGTTGATATACCTTAAAGTTGTGGAATAGGAACATATTGTCTACTGTGGTTCCGTCATCTAACTGCACCTTTCGGTTAGCACACCAGGCATTTAACTCTTCTGCAGACTCATCTCCACGGTCAAGAAGCCTCAAAACAGCCTCCTGTGTCTGGATCATGGTTGGGATTGAGTCTTCTCCAAGACCATAAAAATAATATAGTATTTGTTCAGACTTAATGTGTGGGAACTTTCCCTTGTTCATCTTAACAAGTCTATCCCAGGTACAGGCAACTCCATTGCTTACTGGAGTGTTTACATCATTTAGAACCATCCACTTTTCTGTAAGGTCATCAAGATTAAAGGGTGATGGTGGAAAAAACGGGGTTACATATCCTAGGCTCTCACTTAGTTTTGATTGTAAGTACTTATTGATCCATAATAGTGGAGTATTTAATAAATCTGTATTAGCCATTTAGTAACCCCGCATTTGCTATCCATCTATATCCAACATCTAATCCTTTTGATCTTCCTGTTTTCTTTCCTCTTGTTAGGTTCTTTTTATATAGTATAGGGTTTTCTAAGTATTGTGATATACCGCTTGATCTTAAAAATGCCTGTGTAAAGTATTTTGTAAAGAATGAGTCAATAACTTTTTCAAATGATCCCTCTACGGCATCTCCGCCAGGATTATCTACATTAACGCTATTTTTAGTAAAGACCGTTTCTCCATCTTTTTCAAATACAAGCACATTAGAATTTCTTGGTGTAATCGTTACTGGTATTCCCTCTTCCATTATTCTTGCCTTGTCATAAAAAGGAACATTTGATCCATCTTTGATTGATGATGATTGTTTAAAGTTTGTTATAAATGTTAGTCCATTATTGCTTACTGTGTGTTTTATATCGTATAGTCTTGCATTTGGACTTCCCACCTGATACCATTCGTATATATGGTTTAGTGCTGTTGGATTTACCCTTGCATTTGAGTCAATATATTTTTGTAGCATTTCTGAAATATTTAAACCAAGATTATGAAAGAACTCAACTTTTCCAATCTGAATTCCTTCTAGGTATCCAAAAGAGTACTTAACTATGTTATCCATATCCTTTTTAAATTGCTTATTATTAACTGCTAGTTTCATCATATGTCTGATGCCTGATTCTCTGAACGTCGTACGACTAATGCAAAATATTCTGGATCTCCAAATGGGCCTATGATTGGTGACTGAGATTCAATCTCATATATAGTTGATTTTCCAGCCCTTGTTCCAGATGTCTCCACGTATAGTGGGATGTCATTTCTATTTCTAATGTTTGTAATAATAACGTTTGTTATTGAGTCTGAATTCTCTTCTTCTGAAAAACGAATATCTCTCTTTGTTCTTCCTACTAAGACTTTCTTTAATGTTATGTTTACGTTTGGTTTTACTTCTTCATCTACCGTGCCATCTTTTGAAAAATTACAAACCACTGTTTTATTAAAGATCCAAGTCTTTTTAACATTTCCATAGGCACCCTGTTCAACTATAGGATAGTAAACATCTGCCTTCATTGGATACATGAAGTCTGTCTCTTCACATAGATCCATTACAACACCCAGGGCTTGGAAATATTATTAACGTATTTATCTAAAATTTTATCTACTAGGATATTGCCAGTTCCATCAAGCAGTCTCTTGTCATACTCAATCTTAAATTGCTCAGTGCTATATGACTTTACATATCTCTTGTAATAATCTAGTTTTCCACATTTAATATCATTAATAAGCATTCTTGCTGCATCTTGAATATCATATGGAACAACTTTGTGTCCAACCTCTAGCAAGAATATATAGTCAGTTCCTTCTGCAAAGCCAACACCAGCACTTACTGTCTGTACATTTCCGCTGTCTTCTGTATCAAACATAGAAATTGAGTCAGAGTATGCCAAAGGAATTCTTGCTGGCTTTCTTTCTGCACGATTTAGTCCATCTGTTAATTCAAGAGGGTCTTTTGTTATAGCACTTTTATCTTTAGTTATTAGATAGTTATATACTCCAATTGCTTTTGGATCTTCAGATGAGTCATATACTAACTCTGCATTTTCGTGTACCGTTAAAATTTTATGTGTCTTGTCCCAAAGCGGTACATAGTCAGTTCCCTGTCCAACAACTTCTAGATAAGACCTCTTATAATAAAATCCACCCGTAACTGAGTCAATTATTGCTCTTGCAAGTTTTTCATGCTCTGTATATTCTGTTATTTCTGTGGGAGTTGTTCCTAGAGTTGCTGGATCCACATAGGGTCTTGTTATATCTAGATTATCTTCTACTACAATATCTCCACGGACATCTTGAACTCCAGAAACTGTAATGCTTTCATAAACTGTGACTGGGTATGACTTATCGTACTGGGTATATTCTCCAGTTAGTTCATATGTTATTATAGAGTTTTGATTTGACTGAAGGATGATCTCTGACTCTACTTGTTCTAGTAAGTCCTCAATTACAAGTATGTACTCTGTAGATGGTTCTGGTACTGTATAAGATACAGACAATGGGTATGGTGGCTTACGTAATATTTCCATTATTTACCGTAATAACTCGCTAATTCTTCAGGTGTCGCAATACGAACCTGCTTACGTGTTAGCCATTTTTCTGATGCTTCTTTGGTTACAATATTATAACCTGGTGTTAGTTGGCCAACTTTTACCCAGTGCATACTTTTAGTTGAATGTATTGCAATCTTTTCATTTGTTTTACTTGGCTCAATAACTTCTTTGTTAGGGTCTGGAATAAAACTGCCTATTGTTTCTAATATCTGCATCTTTGTTGTTGCCCCGTCTAGATTGATATTATTCTTTTTGGCATAGGACTTTAACTCAAAAACTGTTTTTGTAACTAATTCTTCAATTGTCATAATTATATCCTCCTATGTTATTATACCAGAATGTGAAGAAGGAGGGCAGTTGTTACACCGCCCTCCTCATTCAATTATTTATGAGTATTACTCAGAAGTAGAGTTTGCATCTGCATAAGCAACTGCATCTAGTTCTTCCCATTGAATACCAAAGCGGACGAATACTGTGTATTCAATTGTATCCTTCTTTGGCTTGTATTCACGGTTTACAGTAATATCACGCTGGAATCCCCATACACGGTTTGATGGGAATGTCAAGTCGACGAAACCATCTGGGTAGTAAGGAACTTCCATTACATCAATTCCTAATACACGAGTTGTACGTGCATTACCAATTGTCTGTGCGTTTCCATCAAGGTAATCTTGACGGTTTGCAGGTGTACCTGCTGGGCGACCAGCAAATGCTTCTGCGATTGCATCGCCTAGTGTACCGTTATTTGAAACGATACCCTGGAAAGCATCTGTACCAGCGTAGAACTTTAGGTTCGACTTAACTGCACGATACTTACGTGGCATTGCTAGAATGATGTTCTGCATTACTGTTGGTGTCCAAGCATCATTAGCGACAGTAACAACTGACTCATGAGCATCGTTTACATACTGTCCACCTGTGTATACAGAGTTTGTAGTCTGCGCTACGAAACCTTGCATAATTGACAAGAAGTCACCTGTAGCACCGTCACCATTAATGGCAAGGTCTTCAATATCGTTTGCGAATGCATTTGTCATCAAGCGAACTAGATGATCTTCAAGTGCTCCACCTTCAATATTGTCTTCTAATGATTCTGTAG